AAAAAAGCCCCATCCCCTAACGATAAGGGATGAGGCTAACCTTTACCACATTGAGGGTTTAAATAGGAAGAAACACTTAACTCCTGCTGGTGATTACTCAGTCAGCTTACCTCAAACGTATTACATTATATACTAGCCATTTCAAGCTGTTGCTTGAGAAGTCTTTTCTCCTCAGAAAGTTTTTTGCGTTGCTCCATCATACGTTCAATGCGGTAGGATAGGAGCCTTGACTCAGAGCGAATCATTTCGATTTGTGTCTGGAGTCGTTCGATGTTTTCTTCTGTATTCTTCATGGTGTTACCGTGTACATTTGGTTGCATTTTGTCAAGAAATAGTTCTGGAAAATTTAACCCCTCCAAAGGAAATCCTAATTCACGGGCAACTTTGTCACGAGCTATGGCTGCATCCTTTTCACTTTGGAAGTAAGCAGTACCCCTGCGGTGACGCTTCCCGTTTACTCGTGTTTCGCATACGCCCTTCCATTTGTTTTTGGTAATGTCCCAAGATACACCCCTGTATATGGAAGATGTATTTGCTCGCTTTGACTTGTAGCCCTTTTGATTTTCGGATGGGGTTACGTATCGAAGGTTTTCGGGTTTATTATTCTTCTTGTTCCCGTCAATGTGGTCAACTTGGAATCCGTACTTGTGCTTACCTATGAACGCTTCCGCTATAATCTTGTGAACGGACTCATGCCCACCATTCAGCCACACGGTGCAGTACTCCCTTCTGTGGGAATCACCGAATGTGTGAATGGGTCTATTGCTAGCCTTGTTATATTTGGTAATACTTCCGTCCGAGTGACAAGTTACCCTTACGCCGTTGTAGACTATTTCTCTTGATGTTACTTGGTCTTGTAATTTCATTATAATTTATTATTAGTTAATTTAGATTGGTTTTTACACTCCGCACATACCTTCGCATTCGGATTGAAAATCCCACGATAGCTGCCCCTTGTCTTCCTCTGAATCAAAGTCAACCTCCTCAAGGGGTTTACAGGAATTATGTAAGTAAACCTCCATCTTCATTGTTTGATTGTTATCTTTATAGTGTTGCCTTATTTGTTTATCAAATGCTAATGCTTTCTTAAAATACTCTGGCTCTTCATCACGAAGTCTCCTCCATTCTTCATTGTTATGAAAAGGACAATAATAGCACGCAGATCTAGGTGGTTCTGGATACCCATTATCCGCCATCCATTCTTTACATTTTGAACGTGTCATACGTCTTTCTATCAGAGGAAATCTGTGTTGAGTCCATTTAACCCTAGAGTCTTTCATACGTTGCATTTCGTCCCAAGATATACCAATCCACTCAGTAACTGTAGCTTCCTTTTGTGCACGTTTTATATTGCACTCCTTTTTTATAAATTTATGTATGGGTTTTATTTTGTAATCAGCAGTGCATTTTCTTCCAATAGCTGCTGTTTTTTTACCACTAGGTAAAATACCAAATAAAGGTATAACATTATTTACGTAGGTATCTCCAATTTTTCCAGATCCCGTTCTACTGTCCCTTTGTCTAGTATGAACATTTAATGATTCATCCGTAAGGTTACCATTTGTAACTGTGTATACTGGAAATGGTAATTCATTTCTCAACCAATTCATCCAATCGTAAACGGATTGCGGCTCTGCTTGAGTATCAGCGAATATAGCGAAATCTGGCATTGGGGTGATCTCACCCTTTGCTGCCATAAGAGCCATACAGCTAGATTGCACTCCAGCCCCCAAGCTAAGAACATTCCAGTCCGTTTTAACTGGAGGTTTTAAAAATGTATATTCTGTTGTCATATTATTTGAATCTCCCTGTGCAGTGATAGAATTTAAAGAAGCAGCCAATGTCACGCTCACCTTCACGATTCTTGGCTAGTTTATATGTTAGGTACGTAAAGGCTCCTGAGTAATCCGAGTCCTTCGAGGACTCAACGTCACCCTTGGATGGATACATCAGCAATACTACGTCAGCATCATTCTCGATGTCCCCTGAGTCCTTGAGGTCGTACAGTTCTAACCCACCACGCCTAGCACCTTCACGGTTTACCTGAGCCAGTAGGATGACTGCGATATTCAAGTCCAATGCCATCTGCTTAATCTTGTGAGAGATATCAGCGATGCCTTCGGCTTTGCCCATACGCTTTGAATCAAAAGGTATAAGTTGCAGGTAGTCAATGACTACTAGCTTTACACCCTTGGTTTGCACGAACTGCCTAGTCTGACTAGCTAAGTCATCAGCACTACGTACACTATGAGAAGTAAAGATATTTAAATCCTCCTTGAGTATTTTTGTGGCATCCTCAATACGCTTTCTTTCGGAGTCATTGACTCTATCCTCCTCCACGTTTCTCATGTTAATCCCTGAAACGCTTTGCAGAAGTCTCTTAGTAAGTTGCTTCTGTGGCATCTCAAGTGAAAAAATAGCTACACTATGACCATCTTTCTTGGCGGATTGGGCAGCTAAGAATAATGCTAGGGCTGATTTACCGCACGAGGTCGGTGCAGCCACCGTCATTACTTCACCTGCTGCGATACCGCCATTGCCAAGGTACTCGTCCAGTCTACCCAAGTGCGTCTTTACAACGTCAGCCTCATAGGTTCCGTCCTTCATCCTTTGAAGGTCTTCCATTATATCGTCAACTGAGTTGGCTATACTGGCTTTATTATTCCTGGCGGATGGTACGGATGTAATATTGGACTCAAGCTCCGCACGGATATCATCGTACGGCTTGGACTCGGACTCAGCTTCTTCCGTTGCCTTACGGCAGTCACGCATCAAGCAACGAAGTCTGGACTTCTCCATGACTGTTGTTGCATAATAATTAGCCTGTGTGCTTGTAGAAGCTTTATTCTGGACTGAATACAGCCCTGCTATGCCCCCGACTTCATCAAGCCCACCTATGGCTTTCAGACGCTCGGAAACGGCAATCTCGTCAATGGGCTTCCCTGCCGAAGCAAGGTCGCCTATTGAACGGAACAGTAACTTACACCGTAGGGTATAAAAATCATCCTCAGTAACTATCTGGCTTACTCTATCGTAAACCATTGAGTCACCATCAAGGAGACAGGTAGCGATTAGTTTTTCTTCAGCCTCTTCGCTATGCGGCTGATTGTGTGTTATCAAGTCTAGCTCGTTCATTTTCAAGTATTTCTACTAACGAACGAAGCACTTGACCCAAAGCTTTATGTTTAATCCGATTATCCTCTGGCATATTATATTCGTCTATTTCGTTATATATGCTGATGGATACTTCGGTGGCTTCTTGGAGTGTTTTCATTTCGTTATTGTGGTGTTGCATTATTGATTGTGTCATATGTTAGAGTACTTGAACCCCTCACCGAATTGTGAGGAGCCAAGCATTCTATCATACATATTTACGACCATTCTTCTCGTTCAAGCATCCCTATGGCTATCAAGGAGTAACCGATTAAGTCACGGAATATGTCCTTGGATTGGTCGCCTGCGGTGTTGACTGAGAGAGAACCGTCAGAACAAAGAGCCTTAGCCCTTTGGAACTTATCCTGCATACGGACACAGATGCCAGTAAGAGGATGAACACCGAACTCAGTGGACATATCAAAGTTAGCAAATGGGTTATCGCAACTTTTGCCACCAGTATAGTCACTGTTTTTATTAGCCGTCATATCAAGGATAGCTTCGACCTCCGCTTTGCGAAAGGTATCCCACCATTCCTTGTCGTACGGACTCTCATCAGTAACCATTAGAACGGTGCTGAGTCATTGACTGGCACGGATGCCGATTTGGGTTTGTCTCCTTCAACTGGATTGACAGCCAGGGACAAGAAGTTAGTTCCGCTCTTGGCGGTTTTCTTCCACCCCTTCAGGTAGAACTCCTTGCCTTCGACATTAATCTTACCTGAGTAGTCAGGATGATTAGGTTTTTCTTTGCGGTCATTCACGAAGAATGTACCCGAGTTTGTATTATCGTATTCCATATTATTTATTATTTGGTTTATTATGGGTGAAATTAGTTTTGAGATTCAATGAATGGCTGATTGCGATTCGGTTTAAGCATCTCGGTCGTAGCTTCAATTAATGCAGCTGCTCTGACAATATCAAGGTTAGAACCTAGGTCTGTCTCATTATCAATTCTTTGACTTAGTATATTGTGAACCTCGTCAAGTAGATAAGTTATGCTATCTGTACTGTAAAGCATATCTAAAATCCTTGCTGTGCAGGTGCTTTAGTCTTACCATGTGTATTGGTAGCGTCAGCATCCTTGACATCATCAATGGCGAACAGTCCGTTCAATGCGTACTTGCGTGCGTAGGAACTAGCTGAACCAGTAATCTGTGCATCGTCCATACCCTTCTTGACCTCAGCCTCACGAGCGAAACCAGTTGCACTTACTACTGCGTTTGAGTCATTGGAATCAAGAAGCTCACAGGTAGCCTTGACGTATACACGACCGCCGACCTCAACGATTTCATCATGGATGATAAGCGAGCATTCCCATTCAGCAAGTAATGGTTTGAGTGCAGTAAGGATGTCCTCACAGGAGCGGTATTTGTACCCTCCGAATTTGTTAGTCTGCCCCTTTGGAGCTTTGAGGGATGATTGAATCCCTTGCAGTTTTTGATGTAGGTTTTTACTCATATTTGTTTTTGGTTAATTTTCGGAATAAT